CCGACACCGCCGACCAAGTCAGCACCAGCACCATTCGCTGCGCTTTGCAAATTCTGGCCCAGCCCACCAATCAGTTCGCTGATCGCGAGTGCCAACTGGCTGTGATTCGTTTTGTCCGGCGTGACGCCTGCAGCGCTCAGAACGTTGAGCAGCTCCATCATGAGCATGTTCATGTATTCGGCGCGCAGGATCGTCGCGATCTGACCCTGCCCTGGATTCCCGTCTGTGAAGAATCCCGGAGATCCCGGCGCCGAAGGTGCCGGCATAACGGGCACGGCGGTGCCGTCGTCATATTGATGCATAAAGTTCCCTTTTCTCTGTGATTGAGCGGTACCGAGTCCAGGTCCGCTCTCCAAGTTGTTTGCCTAGCCGCCGGCCGGCAATTCAAAGACGATCAGCGTGTGCGCTGGCTTCCATTGGTTCAATTCGCATTCGAGGACTGCAGATCCCCAGCTCTCGAGAGGCTCGCCCATACCGCTGCGGCCCATCCGAAAGCTGACCAGATCGATGCCCTTGTCGGAGATGACGCGCCAGACGTGGGACCAGTCGTGGTCGCCCAGTTGGCTCCCCATGTGGCTCTGCCCCATTCGAAAGGGCGCGCATTCGACGATCTCGACCTGATACCCAAGCGTCTGGGCGAAAGCCTGAAAGAACTCGACCGTCTGGCCTCCGACGTTCGCAAACCGCGCCGCAGCCTGAGCCTGGCGGGCTTGCAGTGTTGGAGAGATGCCGGCACACGGGTCCGGCAGTCCGAGCACCTGCTCCCATTGGGGCAGCAGGAAGACAGCCGTTGCCGGAAAGGCATCGGCCAGCAGCGACATCGCACCGCTGTCAACGGCCTCCGAACTTTTCGCGAGGCCGGCCAGTACAGACGCCTGGACTCCCGTGCTATCCCGGCTCCATGCGCGCCCCCTTGGCAGCAGGTTTCGCAGGGCCGATGCATATTGGTCAGCTGAATATCGTGCGTCCATGTCAGCTCCACACCGGTGTTCCGATCACCGGCAGCGAGCCGGCAGACATCACGACGTCGGCCGTGGGAGACAGGATTGCAAAGTCGGTATTGCCGACGACGCTGGAAACGGCTTGCCACAAGCTCTGCACTGCAAGCGTCCCACCTGGCGCGAGCGTTGCCATCTGGCTTTGAATTGCCGCGATCGTGGCCGCCCTGTTGGCCACAGGCACGCCCCGAATATTCGGATTCAGGGGTTGCTTGGTGGGCGCGACGACATAGACCAGAGCGGTCACCGGCCGCAGCGGAAAGAGCGCATTGGCGACGGTCAGCTGATCTCCCGTCGCCGCAGCGCCTCTGGGCTCCTCCGCTGCAACGCCGTCCGTCCCCACTGGAAAGCCGCCGTTCGCCGCCTGGATGACATCGAGCATCACATAGACGACGACCGTGCCCGGTCCAAAGCCATTGGGCGTGCACCAGGCGCGCGTCACCCCGGGCACATTGAGCGCCCATCCCTCATAGTCACCAATGGCCCCGCCTTGCGGAGGCGTCTGATAGGCGACCATCATGCGCCGCCGCAGCGAAGAGTCGAGCTCGAGGTCGGCACCCCCGCTGATGGCAGTTGATGCGACGCCTGTCGAGGTAATGCCGGCAACGCCATTGGCGAGCGTGAACGCGGTCCCTGTGTCGCAGTTCCCCTCCGCACCCACCAGGCCGGCCGGATCTGGCACGGCAGACACCGCGACCACAACGCTACCCGCTGACGCAAGCGCGGATTCCGTGGTGACGTAGGCGTAGCCGTCGCTGCGATTGATCGCTGTTCCGGCGGGCAGTACCGCACCATTGACGGCCGGGAATGAGACCGCGCCAGAGGCCTGGTCGATCGAATTCCGCCTGACTCCCTTCAGTCCGGCCCAGGCCTCAAGAAATTCGTCGGTCGCCGTCGCTGGATTGGACTGCTGGGCAATCCAGTCGAGGTAGCCGTAGAGCATGTGCGTCATGCCCGCCTGGATCATGGCGAGCACGCCCAGGTTCGTGAAGCGCAGCAGTGCATCCGCGCCTGGCAGATTCGCGCTCAGATCCTGCGCGGCCTGGTTCTGCAGTTGGGCCAGTGTGGGTCTTGGATAAGGCATCTATTGGGTCCAGACTTCGGTAAAACGACTCGCGACTGCGGCGCCACTGCGCTTGAGCGCCACGACGTCGAGGTCGAGTTGATTGGGAGTGACCCAGACGGGTTCGATTTCGAAGGCCGCCACGACGCCGTCATCGATGAGCCATTGCAAGGCTTCGGCCGCGTAGTCCTTGGCACGCTGGGCGATGTTGAGCGGCCCCTTCTCTCGGCCTAGCAACCACAAGCGCGAGCCGAGCAAGTGGTTCGGGTCATCGGCCCACCAGCCGCGCCTGTCGCCGTCCGTGGTCTCGTCGCTGCTCTCGGCCTGCCGGTCGGTGAACAAGCTCAGCAGCATGGCGGTCTGCAGGTCGCTGCCTGATTGCAGCGAGGGGCCTTGCATGGCGTAGTCGCCATGGCCCATCGCCGCATTCCATACGGTTGTGATGTCGCTCATTCTTGTTGCGTCGGAGGATTGCTGTTGATCGTGCTGGAGCCGCCTGCGACGTTTGCGACGGGATGCTCGTGGCCGTTGTAGACGGCGCGCATGCCGGCCATCGTCTTGGTGCCGCCTGCATCCGCCACGTCGCCCGTCGCCGTGATGTTCTGATCGCTGACGATGTTCTTTGTCACGGTCAGATTGCCCGCGATCTCGACGTCGCCCGTCGCTTTGACGAGCGGCGTGTCCAGAGTGATCTGCGGCGCATCGGTGATCACCATCGGCAGGCCTGCGCCCTTGACGACGATGCCGCTGCGCGTGAGGTACACGGTCTGCCCGAGGTCATCGCACAGCGCGATCTCGCCGCTGGCCAGTCCTTTCATGCGGTACTTCTGATGGCCGCAGGCGATGACCACACCCTGCGTCCTGTCGCCGCCCATGAACACCAGCACCGCGTCTGCGCCAGGCGGAGGATTGCTGTGGAAGCCATACTCGGCCAGGCGTGGCGTGGCGTCGCGCAGCTCGCTTTGCGAGAGTTGCGCCTGCACGGTTTGGACCGGACCCGCATCGTCAACCGACGAAAGCCGTCCTCGTCCGAGGGCTCGGACGATCATCCAGAAGAGGTTGTTCATGCTAGGGGCTCAGTCCCGCGGCCACATCGGCAGCAATGGGCAGGTACAAGATCGGCTCGGGCGCAAAGGCCTGCGGAGGCATCAAGAACAGGTCCGCATGGGTCCCATCCATGCCCCGGCGCAGCGTCACCTCGCTGACCAGCCAGTCCTGGCCGGGCTGGACCTTGAGTTCGGGCAAGTCCACGCTCACCAGGGTGTTCGGCGCGTACAACTCGCCGCCCTCGTCACGCCAGGAGTCCGTCGTGATCACGAGCATGTTGCCCCGTCCGATCCGACGGTTGCACTCCCATTGCGCATGCGCGTTCGATACGGCCGCGCCGGGGTCGCCACTCTGCGCGATGAAAGCCTTGGGCCGAAACCGCGTCACCATCGGATCGCTGATCTCGAACTCCGCCTGCGGGAGTTGCCCGGCGTCCGTGAACAGCGCCGTCCCGATCGGATAGACGCGGTAGCTGCTGAAGCGCTGGCTGATGTCCTGCACGTAGGCCGAGCGCTCGACGTTGCGGCCGCTCTGGAATCCGTTGCCCGCTTCGCCACTGGCAACCGGTGCCAGGACCAAGTTGCCTGCCTCGTTCTCGAAGCACAACAGATTGGCGAGTTTGCAGAGCCGGTCGATCACTGAGAACGGTGTTTCCCCGACGTTCAAGCAGACCTGCGGGTGCACGATGCCAGAGGACAACGCGAGCACGTCGATGCCGAAAGGCTTTGCCAGTGCGCCCGCGATCGCGGCGGTGCTCATGTTTTGAAACATGAACGTCGCCACCTGAGCCGAGCAGTCGACCAGGTCCTCGCACATGCCGCGGCCGCTGATCGTCAAGGGGTGCTGGCGAGGGTCGATGGCGCGAGACGTGCGGTCCACATACCCGGTGATGACCGTGTCGTCGCCGATCTTCAGCGTGCAGGCCTGCCCGGGATTGACCGTCACCTCGTCGACGGCGGGATATCGCTCCGCCAACGCAATGTCGAAATCGCTGGGCATGCGCTCGATGCCGCGCGTGATGCGGACCGACTGCCAGCCTGAAATCGAAGTGCCGCCCACCGTCAGCGTTACGTCGTTGTCGCTCATGTTGTGAGGGCTCGGAATCGGGTCGGCGGGAACGCCGGGTGTTTGGGCTGAGCCTCCTGCAGCAGTTCGTCGTAACGACCGACGTCCTGATACAGGCGCTGTGCAGTGACAAGCAGCGGCACGGGCTGCGGAGTTGACACGAGCTGCGTGTCGGCCAGGGTAGAAGCGCGCGCCCGCAAGTCCTGCACCACCGCGATCCGCAGTGCGCGCAGGGCCAGATAGCTCCCGTCCTCACCCGCGTCTCCTGCCGCCTGAATCTCCAGATCCAGCGCATTGCACACGAGGTTTTGCACCACCACCGCGTCATCGCTGCTGGCCAGCTTGATGTTTGCCGTGGTCATCGCCGCCGCCGTCACGGCCGCGCGTCGATAGAGGTTGATCGAAGCCGTGTTCGCGGTGATCTGTCCGGCTGTGGGCCGATCTTGCTTGGCTGTGCTGCCTTGCAGCTCAAGGAGCGCGCGGGTCGCCGTCATCGGATCGGGATTGGCTGCCTGCAGCGCTTGGATGGTGGCCTGCGCAGCGGCAGCCACGCCGACGACGTTGGCTGCAGCCGCGGCGCTGGTCAGCGTCGAGCCCGCAGAGGCGACCGCCTGATTGCTGCGCGCGCCTGCGCCGATCAGCGACTGCACCGTGGTCAGGGAGGACTTGGCCACTGCTGAATACTGACCCACGTAGCGGCCAAGCTGGCCAGGCAGATTGGTCACCATCGAGATCAGGCTTGTAGCCCGCCCCGCAATCGCCGTCACGGAAGTCAGAAGGCCGGCTGCCGTGCGCTGGATCTCTCCGACGACAGGCGGCAGGGCCATCAGGCCGGAGACCTTCGACAGGAAGTCCTGCGTCGCTGCCGCATAGGCCTTCACACCGGCCAGCTGCGTCTGCTTCTGGGTGGCGACCTTGCTGGTCGGGAACTCCTGCTGACCGGCTTGGATGAAGGTGAATCGGATACCAAAGGCGCCGCCCCTCTCAGCCGTCTCTGAAGCCTCGAAGTCCAGCAGCGAGACCTTGATGCGGCCCAGTGAGGGGTGCACCAGGTCATCGGGGCCGGCCTGCTCGCAGGCCTGGATCATCTTCGTGCGCTGAGCAATCACCGCGCCGCCGCCGTAGGCCGCGTTCTCGACCAAGAATCCAGACACCTGGATTCTGCGGCCTTGCTTGCCCAGGTCCTCGACCCAGACATCGTCGCGGTTCGGGTACTCATGCAAGGCCGTGCGCCGGCCGAGGCGGATCGCGCTCGACGTCACCGCGAACGGGACACCCCGCCAGGAGGCCTGCTGGAGACTGCTGAGGAAAGTTGAAGCGTTACCGATCATGGCGCCATTGCCGTTTCAATCTTCAGACCGCTAGGCGTTTGCGTCTTGACGCTCACGCTGCCGTCCTTGTTCACCGTGACATGGTTCTGCACATGCACGACCGGCGCGGCGTTGAGACGCTCTGCCGATTGAGCGCGTCGCGCGGCTTCGCCGTCGGCATCGAGCGGGCGCTCGTAGTACCTCGACACGATGGCGCCGGCATCGGCCGCGGTCCGAGCCCCCTTCAGCGCACGACCGGCGCCCTGCTCCGAACCTTCGGTCAGCTCGAAGTTGAGGAACTGCAGCTGCTCGTCGAAGGTAGAGCGGCGGATGTCGTGGCCGAAGCGCGCCGCAAAAGCCTTCTGCCGGTCCTTGTGCCACTGCGCGATGCCGTAGGCATTGCCGTTGTCACCGACGGCCGAGGTATTGAGCCCCGATTCGGCAGAGAGATTCGCCACGATGCCGGCGGCCTGCTCACGGGTCCAGCCCATACCGATCAACGACTTGATTGCACCCTGGGAG